CTCTTATTGTAATCCAAACATCTTTCTCTTGTTTTGTTGTTCTGATTCCATTTATAAAATTTTGCATTGTTAAATCTTCAACCATCACTGGGAAATTTAAACTTGAAGTAAGTATTGGGGAATTTTTATCATCAACAGTTTCACTTTCATAACTTATTTCGGCACCACTTTGCCCTAAAGTCCAAGTTTGTGCAGCTCCCGATCCATTCCACCATAATGTTGCAGTGTAAATTGTACCATTCGCACTTTTAATTGTTGATGTTGCATATTCATTTAAACCATAAGCCGCTCTTGCCATTATACCGTTCTATTTCTGTTAAATTTTGTTCTTGCGTTTGAAAGAAAAATGTCATTTCCTGCTAATTTTCCCTCAACAACTATGTTTTGATTTGCTCCTCCAATCATTGATTTTAATTTGTCTAATGGAGCAACAACTTCAGGATTCCCAGCATTCGTTCCAGCTCCCTCTCCTATCAATCCTAATGTTGGACCAGTAACTAATCCACCCTCTGCAAATTGTGGAATCAATGAATTGAAAGCTGTTTTTGCTAATCCCGCAGCCGCTCCCGCAACAACTGGAATTGCCCAAACTGGAAGAAATGAATCTTTTAAAGCGTTTGCAACTGCCGCAGCAATCCCTTGAGAAATTAACCCCCCAATAACATCTCTTAAAATTCCCAATACCGATTTCCCAAACTCTTCAAATGATTCTGCTCCCTGAGCTAAATTATCTCCTAATTTATTAACCAATGATTCCAATCCCGATTCCATCTCTGGCAAAGTTGTTCCAAAAAAATCTGCAATCTCCCCTCCAAAAAATCCGAAAACTTCCCTATATTTATTTACTGGCTCTATATCAAAAACTTCTTCTAATGGTTTTGATTTTGCAAGCTCTGTATTATATTCTCCCAGTTCAAATTTTAATTCTTTTGTTGCAAGAGAAATTGCTTCAATTGATTTTACTTGTTTATCGCCAGAAGAAGATGATCCTCTTGATGTTTTTGTTTCAACTTCTTCATTTGTGGTTGTGTGTGTTACTTTAGTAACTGGAGCAATATCTGATGTTGTTTTATTTAATTCTGTTATTTTGGTTGTTAATTCATCCGTTAGTTTTGTTAATTCAGTAATTTCTCTTGTATCAATATTTTCTTGAACATTCTCTTTAAATTTCGTTACTTCTCCTGTTACTACATCAAACATTTGAACTAATGGAGCTAAATTACCCAAAGCAAGCTGAGTTCCAACATTTACTTCAGTTGAAACATTTCCTGTTTCTTCAAGATCTATGATTTGCCTTTGTATTTCTGTAAGTTTATCTTGGTATGCAGTAACTTTTGCAACATTTATTAAACTTTCCTTTAATCTTTCTGTTGATTTATTAAGCATGTCCGAACTGTAAGTCGCCTCATCAATTTCATCATAATAGCCTGGATAAGTTGATTTCAATAAATCCAATGCTTTTTTCTTCTCTTCAAGAGATGTTGTTTCAGATTCAATTGCTCCTGTTAATAAATCTATATTGACTAAGTCAGCAGCAACTGATTTTTTTGCATCGTTATTTAAATCATTTAATTCTTTTTGAACATCAACTTGAACTGAAAATGCTTTTACAAGTTTATAAACACCTGCTACAACAACTGCAATTGCAGCAGCAGCTAAAGCCCAAGGATTTGCCATCATAAATTTGTTTACTGCAATGACAGCAATTTTTAATTGCCCATAAGCAAGAATTGCGTTTCCAACTATTATAAGAACTGGCCCAATTGCCGCAACAATCAATCCCCATTTTACAATGTTTTTCTTTGATTCATCTGATAATGATCCAAACCATTTTACAGCAGATTCAATTTTCTCAATAACTGCCTTAAATACTGGAACTAAATGTTCTCCCATTTCAATTGCAACTCCCTCAAGTTGGGATTTCATTCTCCTCATTGATCCCGCAACACCCGAATCCATAATATCAGCCATGGTTTTGGCTTCTCCAGATGAATCAATAAAATCATCTGTTAAATTCTGAATTTCAACACCACTTTGAGCAAGAATTGTTGCAACATTTGCTCCTCTTTTACCAAATAAATCCATTGCAACAGCTAATGGATCAGAAGCATTGTTTATTTCATCCATTGCTTCTCCCCAACTCATTCCGTTTTTAGCAAGATCTAAAAATATATTTCTTAAAGCTGTTCCTGCTGTTGAAGCTTCAACTCCATTATTAACAAGAACTCCCAAAATTGCAGATGTTTCTTGAATGCTTGCTCCCGCTTGTTTTGCAACTGGAGCAACCGAAGCCATCGCAGTTTCAAATTTAGTCATATCTAAAGCAGTTGAACTGAATGAATCCGCCATAACATCAGCAATCATGTTCATATCCTCAGCTTCTAATCCAAAAGCATTCATTATTTTTGCAGTAACTGTTGCAGCTTGACCCAGATCGGAATCTGTTGCTTGTGCTAATTGTAATATTGATTCTGTTGATTTGTTTATTTCTTCTGGAGTCAAACCAAGCTTTGAAAGATTTAATTGTAATTCTGCAACTTGCGAAGCAGTGAACATTGTAGTTGATCCAAGAAGTTTTGCTGATTCTGTTAATTTTTGAAATTCAACTTCTGTTGCTCCTGAAATGGCTTTTACTTTTAACATTGATTGTTCAAAATCAGCAAAAGTTTTTAATGAAACAGCACCAAGCGCAACAATTGGAAGAGTTAAATTTGTACTTAAACTTTTTCCAGTTCTTTCAACACTCTTCCCAAATTGACGAAGTTTCTTTTGAGCTTTTTTCATTGCCCTGTCAAACCCACCTAAATTTGCCCCGAAATTAAAGGTTAATAAACCTACTGCTTTACTTGCCATTTTCTTCCATTTTTTTGATGTATTCTGCTCTCTCTTTTAATTTTTTAAAATCAATATTCTTTTTCTTTTCATCCCATTCAAACTCAATCAATTCAGTTGGTTTGATAGTTTTGTGTTTTGGAAGTTGGATGTTTAACAACAAACAAGTGCTCCATCTTGTTCTTTCCCAGTCATTTCTTTGCCTCAAGTTTTCCAATTCATAAAATCCATCAACCTTGTTCCAAAATTCTCGTGGCAACATATCATAAAATTCATCAACTCCCATTCCTAATTGCCCGAATGCAAGTTTTTCAATCTTTTGCCAAGTTAGCTCTTCTTTTTTGCCTTCTTGGCTTTTGGCTTTCCCTCATTTCCTGAACTCATTGATCTTGATAAAATTTCAAATGCTTGTTCCATACATTCCATGTTTCCATCAAATAAATCTGTTACTTCATCAATGCTCATTTTAAACTCTTGTTTTGCGGCTCTGTAACCATCCTCAATTCCGCAATATATCAATGTAAATGCATCATTGAAAGTTAATTTTCCATTTCCAAGTTTATCAAGATCTGACATTGTTGATCCTGTTTTTAAACTGTATTTTCTTAATGCATTAAATCCAAATCTAACTGGAACTTTTGTTTCTCCTATTTCTAAAATTTCGTATTTCATTTTCTTTCTTTTCTCTTTTCTGTAATTAAAAAAAACCAACCGCCGCACCCAGAAAAGAAAAACGCAGCGGCTGGCTCATAATCAATTAACTATGCAATTGTTTGTGTTAATGCTCCTGATCCAGTCATTGAAACACTATAAGTTGAAGTATCTTCTAAAGGAGCAGTTAAAGATAAACTTGTTATCCATGCTGTTCCAGTGTATTTTGTATCTTCCGATGTAGATGTTGTAACTCCAAAAGTTACAGCAAAGCTTGTTCTTGCATCTATATAACTTGTAAATAATTCGCTCATTGTTAATCCTGAAATTGCTGATCCATCAGGAGCAAGCCATGCATAGAGTGAATCACATGAAAGATCCCAGTTTCTCATTCCTTCCATGTTTTCATCCCATCCAGATGATTCTTTTGAAGATGTTGATCTTAATGAATGATTGATGTTGATTGAACAGTTTGTTGAATATGCAACTAATGTTCCAGCAACATAAACTTTAAGATCCGTTCCGTTTAATTGTCCGTTTGCCATTGTTTTTTATTTTATAAATTTATAATTCTATTTGTTTTGATTCATCCTTTGAATCTTTTTTCTTTGATTTTTTTTCTTTTTTATCATATCCGTTTTCAGAAAGCCAATTCCACATTTCATCTGTAACTTGTAAAACTTGGCCAGCTTTCAAAATTTTCCCGTTTCTGTTATAATCTTTTTTTAATTTAAAGTCCATTTTTTTATGTATTTATTATTCTAATTTTAAAGTCTAAAGATTTTCTGTAAATCCCATCGCTTCCACTCATGTCATCAAATGCATCATTGTAACCATCAAAAACAATTGTGTTAATTACAACTCCAGAATTCGTTCCTGAATACCTATCCAATGCATCTCTAATATAATTTCCAAGTTTAGTTGCTTCTGCATAAGAATCTGAATAAGCTGAAACCATCATATTTGTAATATCAAGGTTTGCAACCCCGTCTTTTGTATCTTCTGGAAAATCATTTTGAACATCATAAATGATGAACGGAAATACTTCACTTTGCGCAGCTACATTCGGAAATATTCGCGTTCCGACTAAGTTATTTATTGCAGTTGTATTACTTAAAATATTATATATTGATTTTCCTATGTCCATTTTAATATCCTAAAGCTCCATATTTGTTAATTCTATTTTCATGTATTTTTACAGCTCTTGCAAATATTATTTCCGCATCTTTCATTCCGTTTGCAACCACAACATCTTTTTTTGATTTCCATGCTTTTTTCATAAATGGATTTGCTTTCCCTTTAAATTTTCCATAATGCATAACTTCATTTCCATATTCAATCCAAGCACCAAAATATCCACCTTTATTTTTTTTGAAAGCCCTTTTAACTCTTGGCCCTACATAACCACCATGAACTTCTTTTGATTTTTTTGTTCTAAAGAATCCTAATGATTTTTTTAGTGTTCCTGATTTTATCATTAAACTTTTATCCGCAGGATAAGGAATATCTTTAGAATGTGTTGGTGCATTTGATTTTGCTCCATCAATCAATGGTTTTGAATTCTTTCTCCAAAATTTTGCCCAAATTTTATCCTGATCCAATTGTTTCGGTAATTGCATAAACATTTGATTGATTTCTTCCAATCCTTTTAACTTTATTGAAATTGCTGGCTCTGCCATTATTCTTTTTCTTTTGTTTCTATTTCCAAAAATCTTTCTCTTCCATCAATTTCTTTTACTCCATTTACATAATAATATTTTGAATCATATAAAATTCTCATTTCAGGATCAATTCTAATGTCTATATTTCTAATATAAAAAACAACATCTGAAACTTGAACTCTTTGATCTGATTCTTCTTTTTCTGAACTTCTTTTCCAATCTACTTTTGCCCATACATTTTTATATAAAGTATAATCTTTTGTTCTTTCCCCATAATCATTGATTGTGTTTTCCGATTGCTCAATTTTTATTCTTCTGTCAAGATCTCCCGCAATTAACATACCTGAATTTTATATTGGTCCAACAAAAACTTTGATGTTTGTGGAACTTCTGTTGCTGTTCTTCCTGTTATAACACTTTCTCTGTTTGCATACCAATTCCCAATTGTTAAAAGAATAGCTTGTTTAATTCCATCAGGAACATCTGAAGCGGCATCTCCATATCCAACTTTGTATCTAACCTCAACAGCGTTTATTCTGTTTGCTAATGTTGGAAATGATTGATTCACATCCAATGCAATTCTTGCAGGCTCTGATTCCAAATCCTCCAAATAAATTGATGAACTTAATGTTTGAAGTGTATTATCAGAATCATAATATTTTATTGTAACAATATCTGAAACTGGAGATTTGTATAATTGAACAGCATCATCCCAATTATCGCAATATTGTTTTACTTCAGTTTCAATGAAATATTGATTTGTAAATATTTCACAACTTTGAGTTGCAGCAACAATTAAATTTGTTATCAATTCATCATCATCAGTTGTATCAACTTTTAAATGATTTTTTGCTTCCGTTAAAGAAACAGGTTTTTGAGTTGCCGCTGTTAAAACTGAAATTGCTCTTTTCATTTTTTCTTTTTAAAAAAGGAGCGAGCCGAAACCCGCTCCAATAATATTCAAATTAAAATTATGCTTCTATTAAATTAACAAATGCTGATCCGTTTTGACACGCATCTCCATCAACTAAAGAAGTAACAATCATTCTTGGCTCTCCAGTTGCTCCACCAGTATAAGGATCAAATAATATATCTAATCCACCAAATTGAGCAATATGTACTTTAGAGAAATCTCCAAATAATGCATGTCCTTTTGCAGACGTTCCATTTGAAGCAACATTTCCTGAAACAAATCCATAATATCCATTCAATCTTTTGTCAAAATTATCCCATATTGGAGAAACAGAAGAAACTTGAGCTAATCCTTTTACAGTTTTATAAGCATCAGTATCTAATAAATAAGCCATTCTTGCACCCTCTAATTGAACACCAGCCTCAAGAACTGTTGCTTCCATATCTAACCAATCAGAAGCAGTTACAGTTGTTGGCCCAGTTGCAGCATCTGCAAAAATAGATGCTGGAGCATTAGTTACATCTGATGTGTCTAATAAAGCAGCTTCTAAAGTTGAAGCAATGTTTTGTGCCATGTTTCTTTGAAGTGCCGCTTCTAAAGAAGGATTTTGAATTAAAGATTCATTTGAAACATTAACAACAGAAATCAATTTCTTTGGAGTTAAAGTTATTGCTGAAGCAGTTCCAGTTGCAGTTGAAGCAGATCCACCAGCTTCAGGAACAAAATAAGAATTTACACCAGAAACAACTGGGAATTTCATATTATTGATTCCACTGTAAAAATTTGCTCCTGCTGACGCAAGAACTAAATTCGCTTCAAGTTGATCCGTAAAACTCATTGTTTCTGTTGCATTAACAGCAGAAGTTCCAACAGCAGCTCTTGATTCTAAAATTGAAGAAGGAATTCCGATTCCTTTAAAATTTTGTCCTGTATATCTTGCTTCACTTCTTGCTTCTTGATCCATTTCTGCAACTACTCCAGAAAGTGTTCCAGTATAAGCTTGACGCATTGCTTCTTGGAATGTGAATTTTTCAAGATCTTTGTCTTTCTTTGGCTCAACAATATTTCCTGAAACTTTTGCAGCATCTCTTAAAGATTTTTCAACCTTTTCAGCTCTTGTAATTTTTACATCAACTCCATCAATTTCTTTTAAAATTGAATCCATTTCTGTATTTTCATCAGTACTTAAATCTCTTTCTTCAGCAGTTGCAGTTTCTTTTATAACTTCCAACTTGCCAACTAAATCAGATCTAAATTCTTTTAATTCTTTTGAATTTTTCATCTTTTTTTTTATTTGTTTTTGTTATTACTATTTTCTTTTAGCTATTTCAATCTTTAGTTTTGCTAATGAACGCATAACTAAATCTTTTTCTTCTTTTTCGTTTTCTTTTTGTTCTTTATATTTTGCCAAACTTCTTTGAGCAACAACCAAATCACTCTCAGCTTGAGAATAAGCTGGATAAACAACTGGAGAAATATCATAAAGCCTTTCAATTTTTGTTATTGTTCTAATATCATTCCCGTTTTCGTCAGTGCTCCATTCATCTCCATTTGATGCCACAATAAAAGCAAAACTTGATTGTGAAATATTTCCGTTTTTCATGTTAATTGCCAAATCTTTTCCATAAGAAGTTTCAGGAATATCAAATTCATATTTCAAACCCTTTTCATCAACATCAAGTTTTAATGTCCCACTTGTTGAACGAGCAAGAACAAGATTTTGATCATGGTTAATTAAAGCTCTAACATCTGATTTTTCAATAGTTTCAGAAGTTATTGCATCTGGAGAAATGTATTCAAAAAATCCTCCTAAATTTTCGCTTCTGCTATTAAATACAGCACCGTAACCAGCAACAGATTCCGATCCATCTTCCCTTGTTTCAAATCTTGATTCTAAATTAAATATTCTTTTTTCAGTTTTCATTTTGTTATATTTTTTGGCCCAGATGTTAAACTTCTTCATCTGTTCCGATTTTATCAATTGTAGTCATGTTTAATTGCATGAAGTGTTTATCCCCTCCATCAATGTTGTTCATATCTTCTTTTCCTCTTATTTCATTTATACTTAACGCTCCAATGTTTAACATTGTTCTGTAAAATTCAGAACGATCTTTTATATTTCCTCTTAACAAACCATTTGTGTTGAATTTAACATATTTTTTTCCAAGTTCGTTTTTCCTGAAAAGTTTTGTGTTCATTTCCAATTCAATCTTGTTTAAGTACGGCATCAAACTATAAATTACAAATTCTTGAGATTGCATTTCAATATTGTTAAAACTTGATTTTGTTAAATCCTTTAATAAATGTGGAGGAACATTAAAGATTCTTGCAATTTCAGCAATTGAAAATTCCCTTGATGCTAAGAATTGAGCTTGATCTGCACTTATTGAAATTGGTTTGAATGAAAGCCCCTCTTCTAAAACAGCAGTTTGATTTGATCCACTTAAGTTTGAATAATTACTGTTGAAACTATTTCTTAATCTGTCAATTGCTTGTTCAGAAAGTGCTCTGTCTGTTTGTAAAACACCACTTAATTTTGCTCCATTTTTGAAAAATGTTCTTCCGTATTCCTCAACATCTTGAGCCCAACCAATTGCATTTGCACATTGTGTTATTGGAGATAGCCCGTTTATTCCATCGCTTCCTGTTATTAGTTTAAAATGCAAAACATCATCTGCATCAAGCATTCCAGAAGTTTCACTTTGATAATATAACTTATTGTCATTTATAACAACTTTGGTTGTATCATAATCAAGCGGTAATAATTCAATTGGTTTTGATGCTCCATTTCTAACAATACGAACATAAGAATTTCCGTTTGAAAGCATCCCCATCATTATTGTTTCTAAAAATGTAATTTTATTTTGATATGTGTTCGGTTGGTATTTCAACAAAAAAGAAAGATCATCTGTTAATTCTTTTTTATTTCCGTTAGTTTCTTTTTCAAAAACATTAACAGGAAGAGTTGAAATTGATTCACTTAATAATCTCATTGCAGCCCATACTGCTGAAAATGTTAAAGCTGTATCAGCTGAAACTTGTGTATTTGGCCCAAATGGAGTTGTAAAATTTATCCCTCTTTGCTCTGGAATTGGTTTTGAAATGAAGATGTTTTGAATTGAATTCAGTATTCCCACTTTATAATTTTTTGCAATTATACGAAAAACTATCTCTTATTTTGTGTAACAATGTTTCCTTTGTGTTTTCTATCTCTGCAAACTCTGAATGAATTATAATCAGAATATTTTCTTTTCCCGAATAAAGCAATGTGTTCTTGTTCTGCAGCTTCATATGCATCTTTTAATTTTTTATGAATTTTTGCTTTCTCCCAGAATTCCTGAACAAAACCATCTGCCGAATATATATAAATTTTTATCATAACACTAATAAACCTCTTCCATCATAAACAGAATTTAAATCTCCTGTTGTCATATATTCTCCAAGACTCATAATTAAAGCAACAACTCCATCAATCTTTTCAGTTGATTTTGCTTTATTCGGCTTTATATCTCCAGCGGGAGATTCCTGAAGAGCAACATTTGAAAGCATCCAATTCATTGCAGGATTTCCATCATGAATAATTTGTTTTCCTAAAATTAGTTTTTCAAGTTCTTTTGTTGGAGCACTCATTGATTGGAATCCCTGCCCAAATGGAGCCATGTTTGCTCCATCATTTTGCAAATCAATAACAAGTTGCGAAGCGTTCCATCGATCATAAGCAATAGAATTGATTCTATATTCCAAACTTAAATCTTTTATTTTCTGTTTTATAAAATTATAATCAGCAACATCTCCACTTGTTGCAATTACATGGTTTTGTTTTATCCAAGTTAAATAATCAACCTTATCCCGTTCGCTTCTTTTCTTTGCATTCATTTCTGGAATAAAGAAAAATGGAACTATTTGAAAAACATCATCTTCTTTAAATATCAAAACAAGTGCAGAAATATCTCTTGTAGATGCCAAATCCAAACCAGCCCAACATTCTTTTCCTTTTAATTTTTGTAAATCAATTTCTCCTTTGCATAACTCCCATTCTTTATTTCCAATCCAAGCTGTTTGGGAATCAGTCCAGATGTTTAACATCAATCTTTTAAATGTGTTTTGATATGATGGAACATCAACAGCCCTTTGAGATTCTCTTTGCATATATTCTTTTCTCAAACTGATTTCATAATTCGGATTTGCTTTTTTCCAAGTTTCTTCTGAAGTTAAATCATCCTCTTCATCAGCTTCATAAATTACAGATAAAAAACTTTCATCTTCAATTGCTCCACTTTGAACTTTCTTTGCATAATCATAAATCTCATAACAAATTGATTGCCGATCATATCCCGCTGTTGTTATTGCAATGCATAATGGCTGCCTTCTTGATCCTGTTGATGTTAAAAGCGTATCCCATAAATCCCGATTCGGTTGTGTGTGCAATTCATCGAATAGTATCGCATTGGCATTAAATCCGTGTTTGGTTTTAGAGTCTGATGAAATAGCTTGATAAAAATTTCCTTTACTTTCATTCGTTATTGAGTTACGAAAAACTTTAGATCTTGAAGTTAATTCAGGATTATTTAAAATCATTTGTTTTGCAATCTCAAAAACAATTCCTGCTTGAGCGCGATCGCCGGCTGCCGAGTAAATTTCACTTCCGCGCTCACTATCTGCAAACAACATATACAAACCTATTGCAGCGCAAAGAGTAGATTTCCCGTTCTTCCTTGGCACTTCAATAAAGCAAGTTCTATATTTTCGTAATTGTGTTTTACTATTTTTCCAACCGAATAAATTTGAAACAATTTCTTTTTGCCAATCTTCCAACTTTAACGGCTTCATTGCAAGCTCTCCTTTTGTATGAGTTATAAAAGTTTCAATAAATCCAATTGCCTTTTGAGCGGCTTGTTCATCAAAATAATATTTATTCAAAATAATTATTTATTTGTGTGTTCTGTATTTTAGCAGGAGCAGAAATTGAAGCTCTTGCAACTGGAGTTAATCCAAATTGAGCAGCTAATTTTAAAGAGTTTGCAAGTGCATCATTCTTTATTTTTACTAATGGTTTTGATTGCCTCCTTAATATTTCCCCCTCTGAACTCATGAACTCATCTATTCTTCCAACCTCTCTCAACTTCATTTCAGATTCTATATATAATGAAATCTCATTGCAATATGCTTCAATCAATTTCAAATCAACCGAATGAAGCATCCCAATGTTGTGAAGTTGATTCGTTACCTTAATCCATTCTCTTGTTTCCAACCAAATAAATCTCCAATTATTTTCTTTTGCCAATCTTCTAAAAGTAAAGGCTTCCCAGCAAGCTCTCCTTTTGTGTGTGTGCAAAATGTTTCAATAAATCCAATTGCCTTTGAAGCGGCTTCTTTGTCAAAATAAAACTTAGTCAAAATAATTATTTATCTGAGTATT